AACTATAATTTCGTTATCAGAAGTTAAAGCAATCTTATAGTTATCTTCAGAATTACAATGTAAACCCATAGATTGAGCTTGTCTTGAAGTTTGAGTTAACATGCTTTTAGCTATATGTACATTAGAAGATCTTGTGTCTGTCAAACTGTTTACTGGTTGTTCCCCTACAGAAAGCAATAAGTAATTAACAGCTTCTAATTCAGTCATTAATCCTATATTCATTTATTTACCACCACCTCGCTTTAGGTACAAAAAAAGAGCTACTGGAAAAAGGGGATAACCAGTAGCCCATATGTTGAAATATATATATTAAATTACACGATTGCCTCAGTTGCTAATTCAATAGCAGACTCAGGTCTAACTACACCGTGACCACAAGCATACTTAGCAACCATTAAAGTACCTAATCTTCTTGGATCGTAGTCTGCTCTTAAAGCTAAGTCTAACAACTTAACTGTACCAACAGCAGTTGGATTCCAAACAACACCAACAGTATTGGAAGCATTTACACCATGATAAGTGTTACCAGAAGTATCAGAGTTAGGAACTTTGTTGTGCTTTAATACCTGAATACCAGCAACTTTAATAACATTACCATCAGCAATAGCACCTTGTCCACCATAGTCCTTATTGATAAGGTCTAAGTTTTGTGCTAAAGCATAGTACTCAGCAGGTCTAAAGGCAACATATCTGTCTTCAGGAATATCTTTCTCATCCATTGTTTGAGCAGATGTGAATAAAGCCTTTGCTAAAGCTTGAATCTTTGTATCAAATGTAGCTGACATCATATCAGTATCAAAGATTTGAGATCCACCAACACCATCATCAAGTACTGCTTCAGATCTAGCCCCTTTGATAATTTCGTTAGCGATGTTTCTATCCATCTCATCAGCTAATTTTCTACCCATTTCTTTAGAGTAAGGAGCTCTAACATCATAGTGATTCATTGCTTCATCAATGTCAGAAATGAAAGCATTTGAGATTAAGAGGTCATCAATTGAGATAACTTTCTCTCCGTGGTTAACTTTCTGTCCTTGAATCTCTGTTCCAGGGGTATGATATTCAGCACCAATATTTCCTACTAAAGCGAAGGATGCTGATTTACCTTGTGTAATTGTTCTTATTTGAGTTTTGTCGAGAAATAAGTTCTTGTCATCAAAAGCTTGAAGAACCTCTCCTGTGAATATTTTAAGGAATAAATCCCTTACATCATCAGCTTGATTAAATTGTCCAAGTCTGGACACATTTGCATTTGCCATTTTTAAATTCATCTCCTTTTAGATTTTGTAGTTTTTAACACTCTACAACTTCTCCAAAAGGTATCCATTCCTCAGCTATACCTCAGCATAGCTTTAAATGGGCTTAAGGTTTCGTCATTCGGTTAAAAGATGTTACTTTTTGAAAGCTTCATTGTTACTTTTTTACGATAAGCAGGATCTTTAGAATACCTTGGATCTCTCATCGCTTCCATCAGTTGCTCTTTGCTTTCATAAGCATCAACTGTGGTTGAAGGATTTTTACCTTCCACTAAATTAGGTTGTTTACCTTCACTATTTATGTATCTACTATTAAGAGCTTCGACCATCATCTTAGCTTGTGAGATGTTCCCACTTGCTAAACCTTCATTGAATGTTTCAATTTCAGCTTCACTAAGATTGTCTTCAGCCCATGAAACCACTTTATTGTAGTTCTCTTTGCCATCAACAACACCAAATACTTCATCAGAGAAACTATCAGCTTCTGCTTTTAGACCTCTAACATAGTTATCTATGAAATGCTTAGGATAACCTAAGTCCTCTAATTCACTATAACTATCTTCAGATAACTCACCGTTCTCACGAAGTTCATCATAGTATTTATTCATTACATCGGGATCAGTATTAACTTTCTTAGTTTCTTTCTCTTTCTTTTTTATTTCTAAATCATTATCAGTATCTTCAGGTTCAGGATCTTCCTGCTTTCCAATACTAGATTCTAATTCTTTATAAATTTCCTCCAATGATTTGTCACCATTAGATTTCTTTAAGGCTTCTAAGACACCCTTCTGTAAGTCTTCTTCAGATTTGTATTTTCCAGCTAAGAGTTGATCTTCCTTTGATGTATTATCAGGTTCATCTGTCTTTCCCTCAGCTTTATCCATCATCTTTTTATTATAACCTTCTTCAGGTTCATCCATCTTTTCATCAGGTTTCACTTTAACTTCTGCCACTATTCTCCTCCTTTATGTAATTTCTAATGTGTTACTAGAGCTTGTCCTCTTACTGTTTTTTCATTTTTCTTTGGTACAGTTTTGACAGTTTTTTCTTCAGGTTCTTCATGTACTTTCATATGTAAAGAAAGACCTCTTTGACTGTCGAACTCTCTACCACACTCTTCACATTCAAATACTTCTTGAACTTCCTCCTGTTCAGGAGTTACTTCTTTCTTTTCTTCATTACCCATCTGCCACTTCTCCTTTCATAGCTTCACCAGCAACTTGTGGTGCCATGTTTTGTGCCATCTCATTCATTTGAGCTTGATTCATTTCTTCTTGAACTTGCTCTTGTGTCTTAATTAAACCATTAGTATTTATACTTAATGCTGTAGCAGACCTTCTCATAAAGTCAGGAGTAATTAAGTATCTACTGATTTCCTCTTGACCTAATGGTGCTATTGCATCCATGAAGTAAAGTAATTTGTCAAGATCATGTCCTCTACCTAAAGCTTCAATACCAGTAACAATAGTTGGACTAATGATATCTTTAGGTAAGCTTGGCAGCTGACCATTTCTAGACATCTGTGATAACAATTGTTTAACTATAGGTAACTGCATCTCAAGACTTAATAAACTATAAACTCCACCAAGACTATTCTCTAACTCATTAGCCATTAATCTAATCTCTTCAGCTGTTACTCTTTCAGCATCTCTTTGCACACCTTCGACAACTATAAATGCACTTTTAATTCTTTGTTCAATCTTGTTAATTGTTTGATAACACATATTAAAGTCCATGTACTTATCAAGCTGTAAATAACTAACATCATCTGCCCTTCCTTCTACAAAATCACCATTCTTAGCTTTAACTAACTTACTTGCTCTTGTAGATCCGGCAGGATTGACTAGTCCAATTATTCTTCCGGCTACAACTGTTCCTTCAACTAAAGCTTTTGTAAGACTTTCTAAGGTTACAAAGTCACCAAGATATTCTTCAACATGACTTCTTCCATAGCTCTCACCTGATACAGCAGACCATCTTAAAGGTTTCCAAGGAAGATCATCATACTTATAGCTTCCCTCAGTACCATCAATGATATGCCCTTCACATTCTTGTTTTACATTCCACTTCTTACCTGTTTCATCTAACTGTATATGTGTAAACAAATCATATTCTTTATCTTTCTTAGGATCTTCATTAGCTATATCAGCTCTGATTAATTCCTCAAGTTCTTCAGGTAAAGAATCTAGATCTACAGACTCTTTAGTTATAATTTCAAGAGTCTTACCAGCTGAGTTTCTTCGTATTACATAACTATCTAACTTATAAAGTTGAATAGAATTATCTTTATTGAACTTAGGTAATACATCACCAACAACAATTAAATGTTTAATAGCTTCAAACAATTTAACTCTTAAAGCTTTTGCTTCAAACTCAGACATCATGTCTTCTTCTATTTGTGCTAGTTTCTGTTCCACCTTAGACTGTAAACCTTCTTCACTCATTTGTTGCATTACAGCTGTATCTATACCTAACCTAAAGAATGCATTAGATGGTGGAAATAAACTTGTTGATAACTTACTTGCCAAATTGTTAACTGCCCTAGCTCCTAAACCTTGATAAGGTGTAGGTAGTGTTTGGTCTTCTGTATGACCATTAGGTGGTAACAATGAAGGTATAGTAAGTTCAGCACATCTTCTTGCTCTTTCTAAAGTTTGTGTTCTTTTTCTATCTAGTTTTTTCCATCGACCTTTTACGGTTGTTTCAATAAGCCATTACCTCCTTCCACCTAAAAATGGATTGTCATTAAAATATTTACCATAGGCTTTCTGAAGAGCTTTTAAACCTCTTCAAAAATTTAAATAAATTGAGTCTTTCCTAGAAAGTCTGTTATTAGAAGCTTTAAAATCTCTAGTTTCTCCTATCCTTACTCGTGCTTGAAATGTATCAGGAATTAAAGGATTGGAAACTCTGGACTTATCCATATCTTCAGACTTCTTAATTTTTTCTTGTTCAGTTTGTTGTTTCTTTTTTTGTTTATTCTCTCCAGCTTTCTTACCAACTACTGCTCCAGCTAAAGTAGCTACAACAGCTATAGGATTACACATAGCTATCCACTTCCTTCCAAACCTTCCTTTTGTGCCTCTTCTTTAAGTATCATTAAGCGATCTATAACACTTCTTTGACCAGCTTTATACATAATCTGATCCTTAGACATCTTAGGTTCAGGTGTAATTACTGGATATATTTCATCTAACTCTTCTATAAGATCTATACTAAACACAGGTATAACTTTATCTTTGTTTTTATTTTTTATAAGTATCACTCCTCTAATAAGACTACTTCTATAGCAGGACTTTAGATTCTAGATGCCCC